ATGTCTGCGCCCCAACCACAAACAATCGCAAACGATCTGCAGGAACAACTGATCCAACTAGCACTCAATGCTGGTCGGGCAAGCATTGTTCAGAGTTTGAAGAAATCGTTCATGAGTGAGTGCGACAAGCTGCAGAAGATCGATGTAATCATGGCCAGCCTTCTGAAGTCGAATTTTTTCGCCTTGGCAGGCAATCGGAAAGAAAGCGAATACTGGACTAACAATGCCATTCAAAATGGTGGCCGCCAAATGGCGACGGCGTACATTGAAACAAACCTATTTCTCATGGGCTACATCTCAGAGGCATACGCCCACTTTGAGAACGCATTTATGAATCGCGGAAATCGCCCTGCGTCTACGTTTGCCCGCAAAGCACTAAGCATCGGACTGTTCAGAAAAGCAAACTGGGTCATCGGTCAATTAGACGCTCAGTCCATGCCCGATGACCTTAAAGCGCTTGCAACCGAAGGACAAGCCGTCATTGATCGACTCGGCATTACTGACCAACAGATCTGCGCCCTCATGGACGAAGCACACCAGCTAATCCGCGAAACGGGGCTGATCTGGCTCGACGAGTTTCCCAAGTTCAATTTGAATGACGGAAACACGCAGCTATGCATCACTTATCGAGTAGAAATCACACCCGACGAGGCGGCTGATTTGACTTGGCAACTAATTGATCGACTGATCGCTAAAGACCTAGCATCAATTGGCCTTGTTGTGGGCTACCAAGGCACCGTTCTGAACAGATCAGAGCGAGTAGCTCTTGCGAACTGACAATGCCCATCATCTGTGTCGATTTTTTAATATTCGCAGAAGGTCTAGACGCCTCTGCTAGTGAGGCAGCAGCAAGAAGCGCTGTCAGTCGCGCATATTACGGAGCATTTCATCATGTCACGGCATGGCACGGAACGCTTCCGCAACCAGGTCACGATATTGGCCCCAAAGGTGGAATGCATCAGGTCCTGCTCAATCAACTGCAGAATCCCGACTTACAGTGCGATCCGAGCCTGAAACGCAAATCCTTGGGGATTGGATACGCCCTCAAAGAACTCAAAGGAATGCGTACGGCAGCCGACTATGACCTATCTTGCACCCAAGGCAAGGAAGAGGCAGCCAACGCATGCGCAAAAGCCAGAGCGCTTCTCAACCGCGCGACACCCTAACAGCCGCGAGCCAAAAAAACCTCTTTGATCGAGTACAGCAAAGACAGCGAGCACATCGTTCATTTTGCGGACTTACGCGAAGACGCAAGCAAGGGACCAAGAACAGGCCGAATCGGCCTTTTTTTCCGCCCGGAATCCTCAAATTGATCAATAGCCAAGTCGATAGTTGTCCATGATGCGTTATATATACGCCGCAGTTCGGCCTTTTTAATGCCCAACTTCCAGAGGTCATAGACCTGTCTGCACTGTTCAAGGGTTAATTTGCGTGGCCTGCCAATGACCGCACCACGTTCAAGAGCAGCCACCTGTCCAGCAATAGAACGCTCGCGAATTAGAGAGCGCTCAAACTCAGCAACAGCACCCAAGACTTGAACCATCAGACGACCGGCAGGGCTTGAGGTATCTATCGGCTCTGTGAGGCTCTTAAAGCCAGCTCCAAGGCTTTCCAAACGGTCGATGATGCCGAGCAAGTCCTTGAGGCTACGGGCCAACCTGTCGAGCTTATAGACCACGACAACATCACCAGCCTTGAGCACAGACAGGAGGCGCTGTAACTCTGGCCGTTTACCGATTGAGCTTGTCTTTTCCGTATAGATGCGACGGACACCAGAACGCCGGAGCGCGTCGATCTGCAACGAGGTCTCCTGTTCTGAGGTGGAAACCCGCGCATAGCCATAGATCATCCCTGAACCCGATTTTTTTCAACAAGTGTATGGGATGGGAATGTCACCAAAACAGATCTTCCGGCGACAGTCGTTTGGGCTTCGCCGCATGGCCTAACGGCCATCAGGGACTCTGTAGGCGCGCCCAGGTCGATTGCTTTGCAAGAAAGCGAGGGTTTCCACGTCATCAGCGTTTGGCAAAGGTGACGTGGGCGGCTCTGGCAAACGGTCGGCAGGTAGAGACTTCGACTGCGCCAGGTCAACGCACATATCAGCATCCTGATCAACCTTGCGGCCACGATCATCAAAGCAGGTGCAGCGCGGCCCAATGGCAATGCAGCCACTGAAATGCTCGCTCTTGTCAGAAACGGGAACGTCCTGATCGTCAGAGGCCAGCTCGGGCGCACGCTGCACTGGCGCAGGGGCAGCAGGCAATGCAGCAACAACAGGCGAGGTAGACGCTGGAGCCGTTTTCGCAGCACTGCCCACCCCTTTGCCGGTCATGGCCCCTGAAAGCGTGCCGAAGGCGGTCGGCGCGATGGCAAGACCTCCGACAAGAGCCAGGACAGGTAGCGCCATCCAAGCCGGCACCTTGACCTTGGGCTTGGTGTGAAGCTCCGAGGACACATAGAGGTCAAATGCCTTTTTTGGATAATTCCAGAAAGACATGGTTGACGACTTGGTGCGCGTCACATCGGCGGCGCAGGAGTCCCACTCGTAGATAGCAGCGCGCTGCATGCCGAACAACCGCCTGATGTTCTGGTGCCGGAACACCAACCGCCTGATGTTCTGATCGAGCAGCATCGGGTTTTGCGTGACCACCACGAAGTCAATGCCAAGGTGCCGGTGCGTTTCAAGATGCTTGATCGGTGCGGGTGGCTTGGTGCCCATGCCACGCGGACGCCACCACCGCTGAACCTCGTCGATAAAAATCACATCGCCAGGTTGGCACCATTCAAACCAGTTCCAGACGCCACAGCCCTCAGGAGCTGCTGACAGGTTGCCTTCATCATCCTCAACGCCCGGGGTCAGCTTTTCATGAGGAATGATCAAGCCGTTGACGCCATCGACCAGAAGACGGCGCGTAATCTCTTTGCCGCGTTTCTGGAGCTTGGTTGCCATCAACTGTTGCACCAAGGTGCTGACAGCGTAGAGCGTTTTGCCCGAACCAGGTGTGCCGGTAATGAGGTAGATCATGCCGGACTCAAAAGGAATTTTGTAGCACTGACAGCGGCCCACATGCCAACCCGAGCCGTCATCGCGCCACAGATGATGCCGAGGGCTTGCGGCAGGCCAGCAATCGAAGCCAGAGCGAGAATATCCGCGCCCATGCTGGCCCAATTGCTGGTGGCCATGTCGATCAGACCTTGCAGCGATGCTGTGACGCCGGTAAACGTCATAACACCGAGGCCCAAAGTAGCGAACACGCGAAGCACCAGCGGCCCCGCCATTGAGAGTAGCCAAGTTGCCCAGGTCATCATTGCACCCTGAAAGAATCGGCCAAGATGTAGGCCGCGAGAACGCCAGCAATGGCGAGGAACAACACCTTGAGCAGAAAAAGGCGATCACACAAGGGCTGATAGCTGAAAGAATAGGTATGAGTCGCGACAGTGAACGAAAGAGGCGCAGGGCACCCACTGGCACTAGCGAAGGTGGCCGCGACCACAGAGACGGCTTGGGTAGTCGAATGCAACGCATCTGAAGACGGCGCACCGAAAGAAGCACAACCAGCAGACTCAGGATGCTTGTCGCAATCAGTCGGCACGTTGACATCAGCCGTAACTTTGTTCACCGGGGTAGTCGGCAAAGGCGAACCAAGAGGCGCAGCCGACCCATCAAGCGGAGTTACAGGGCCACCATCATTTGAGCCTGTGCCGCCCGAAGGTGTACGAGAGGCAATCGGCAAACCGCCATTGGAGCCAGCCGCTGGATTTCCGACTTGACGCGGTGTAGCAGATGTCCCGGTCTGACTTTGAACCAGGTTGCGACTGCCCGAATTCGACGGAACACAAACCGCCTTGCCGTTCACAACGCCATAGGTGCCATCACAAGCAGGCGCGGCATCGGTCGATTCTGTGACCATCTTCTCGTTAGCGGTCTGGGTGCAAGATGCGCCCGTGTAAGTGACCTTTTGGTCGACTGAAATGCGATACAGGCCTTGAGCATTCGGGGAGGCACTAATCCAGACCATCGAAGGCGGCGTACTTCCAAACGAGACAGCACAGGAAGAACCACCACCAGACGCACACATCGAGCCAGCATCACGCATGGACGAATACTTGTCGGCGTAGGTATTCACCGATGCAGTCTTGTCGCCCGATGGATCATGGGTGTAGCCCAGGGTCATGTTGATGGTGCGAACATCACCAGCAGAAGGACAACCGAGGCTGATCGGACCTTGAGAGGTGCGAATGGTGTAGGTCTGATCGCCAGCGGGAATCTGAGCACCCGACGAATTGAAAATCTTGATGGTGCAAGACAGGCCAGTGACCGTGCCAGAGTAGGAAGTACCGCCGCTGGTGTAGCCCATGCACTGCGCGGCAGTTTGATTGCAAGCGTTTTGAGCGCTCGCATGGGCTGGAGAGAACTCAGCAGTTCCAATGCAAGCCTTTGCCCAATACTGAGTACCTGTCGCGGTACTTTGAGCGTGGGCTACTTGAAAAGGAGCCAGAGCAAGAAGGCACAGCCAAAGGCAAACGAGGCCAGGTTGACGTCGAACATACATTCATGCCTCCGGTCGGTTGGTCAGAAGAACATAAAGACGCTTGACACCCCAAATCACAGAGGCGGCAACCAAGATCGCGCCGAAGATGGTGGAAACAGCGGTGTAGTCGTCCGCTGTCGCCTTGTAGGGGGTAATCACCAGCGTACAGGTGTTACCGGTGCTGCAGGTGATTACCGTATCCACGATCAGCGGCCCAGCAGACGCAGAACCTTGCGGACGCCGTAGATAGCGGCGGCCATGGTGATCATCGCGGCCAAGACAGCCAGGACGGCCGTCTGTGCATCGCTGATGCCAGTGGTTGCGGCGGTCACGTCGATAGCGGCGTGAGACGACACGGACGCCAGGACGAAAGCCGGGATGGCCAGCAGGCGAGCGAGGGTAGCTTTTTTCATGTTGAACTCCAGTTGTTAGCTGCGAAATTGCAGCGATGAACTGACGGCGCTTCGCAGCGTTGGCCAGCTCACCGATGCAAACTCAAAAACTCACCCGGCTATACGCCCCATCGTGGAATCTCTCAGGTAGTTGCCGAAGCTGACGCAATACAAGGCCGAAGGGCATTCGGGACACTTGGAACGCGGGGTCGAGTAGTTCCCCCGTAGCGGACACCAGCAAACGCCCCGCAGATCGCACCACTTCGCCAACACCGTAGGAACGTTTGACCCACTCGGGGAGGTTGAACCAAGAGCGCACCTTGCGCCCGGAGTCATCAAGGCCGCCGATTCCATAGAGCCGTAATCCTTTGGGGAACCTTGTCAGCTCGCCCAGTTTTGAGAGGTACTTCATGAGGTAGCCAACGCCAGCTTTGGCGATCTGCGTGTTGCTCATGCCATGTGTCCAGAAGGACGGACGGTTTGAAAGCGGCCTGTCCCAATGAGGCATACGGACGCCTTCGGGAAGCCAGGCCAACAGGTGGTAATGCACAGCGCCACGGCCCTGCAACTCAGCGACCCACGTGTACCGGCAAGGCACACGAACGGTGCGGCACCAGTTGCGAAAACGCTGGATGGCTTTCGATATGTGATCGGCTCGCCAGTCGTTGACGCCGACATAGGTCAACGTGACGAACCAACAGACAGAAGGACGAAAGCCCTTTTCTGCGATGCCATGAAGGTGACCAGAAGCCCACACGGAACGCTTGAGGCGTTTAACCCGCCTGTCGGCAACAGCCGATGGAGCCAGGTTGATGCAAGTCTGAAGACTTGTTTTAGATGGGACAAGCCCCGCCGCTACGCCCCCGGCCTGCGCGGCGGCTGCGCCGCTCGCGCTGACCGTGTGCTGCACGGCGCTCACGCGGTCACCTCTTGAAGGTTGGACGCGGCAGACACCGTGCAACGCTGCGCCAGGTCAACCAGCCATGCAGCGAACGGGGCGGGGGTGCGCTCACGTTCTGCCCGTCCCATTTTTTCGACCAGATGCGTCCGTGTCGGAGCTTGGTACTCGGGCAGATCGGGTGTAGGCCCGACAACATAAACACAAGATTTTTTAAGTGCACGATGCCCCCACCAGCTTTGATAGACAGGAATCAGGACGCCGCCGAACTGATCACGCACACCGAACGTGAGGCACCCAACGTGTGCCCATAGGCGCGAGTTGAACGGGTGTTCCACCACACCGCCGAACTTGCGGACTTGAGCAACGGCCCATGGAGCCAGCTCAAGCTCGCCAGGACGCGGCTTGGCGAAGTGGGACAGTTGCGACCAGCCACGGCATGGCGGATGTGCAATGCAAGGGACGCCACCGGGCCAGGTCAGAGCATCACGCTCGATGTCGTAGCAGTCGCAACCCAGGTCGGCGTAATGCGTGTCACGACGAACAAACAGGGCTGCGACGTTCATAGCGTCATCCCGCCGAGTGGGACTTCATGGGAGCCGAGGTACTCAACCTCGACGCTTGGAGCAAGATCGCCGACCGGACGATGGACGGTAAGCCGAACGGTAGATACCTCGGGCGAGGCTTCGAACTCCGCGCCAGCGACACCACGGGCGCACAAGGCGAGAAGCGCCAACTGTGCGATGTGATGTACCTGCTGGACTTGGTCAAGGTTGAGGCCTTGCGACATGGTTCACCCCTCAGGCCTTAGCCGCGGGAGCAGCCAGCGGAGCCAACCGAGGACGGACTTCCAGACGGCCATCGCGAGAAACGAACAAAGCCGAGGGGTGAAGCTGGTATTTGCCGCGCTGGTAAGGCGGTTGCCCTTCATCGAGAGCAATCTCGAATTTGTCGGGGAACTCGGACTGCACACCATCCTTGTCCACCGTGAAAGCGTGGGCCGTCTGGATACGCATGTGATACGGCTTGCCAGAGGTTTTGCCGACGCCCTTCATTTCGCGGATATCGGAGGTAGTGACGACGATTTGAATCATGGTTGGCTCCTGAAAACATCACGACATGTGACATTTGGAGCCTATATCACTTGTCATGAGTCATGATATATCCGACGTCATGACAGGTGATATGCTTGACATTTTCAAAGGAGCCGAAATGGAACAAAGCATTACCCTGCTCGACCGCGCTTTACAGCGGGCTTCACACCAAGAACTAGCCGCCGCTATTGGGGTCAACTACACAGCACTCTCCAACAGCAAAAAGATCGGACATCTAAGCCCAGTTGTTGCGGGTGGAATCGCCGTTTTCCTCTCTGAAAACGTCGAAAAATGGATGGCCGTTGCAGCCATCGAGAGCGCCAGGAAAGGCAAGGCGCGAACACTTCTAGAAAAACATCTAGAACGCCGCGTAAACCGTTGA